AGGCCTCTGTGGCGTAACTTTGGTCGCTAGGAGGAAACCTTTATTGTTAGGTTTCCACCTTGGTGGCAAAGAAGGTACACCCAGAGGTTGCGCAGGTATCTTGTACCAAAGTCAAGCTCTGACTGCTCTTGAGTCTCTGCGACAATATGAGTCAATTGTTCTAACAGGTTCCGCTGAACAGTTTGAAACTCAAGTGTTGGGCGTTGCCGTGCTAACGAATAAGGATCTTCACCCCAAGAGTCCTATGCGCTATTTGCCTGACAATTCCCAGCTCGAGTGGTATGGTACTTGTGTAGGTGCTAGTACCTTTGCCTCTAACGTCAAAGTGACTCTTGTGTCCGAACATGTCACCGACATAATGGGCTCACCTAATATCTATAGACCTCCTGTTGTTAACCCTCAATGGTATGGTTGGCAAACATGCTTAGCTAATATGGCCAACCCTGCTAAATCTTTCCCAACGGCCACACTGGATTGGGCCGTTAGAGATTACAAAAGCTCTCTTTTAGATATATTTTCGAGTAAAATGTGGAAACACACCACTCCTTTAAATGATCTTGAGAATTGGAACGGTGTACCTGGTAAGAAGTTTCTTGATAGGATTAAGTTGAACACTGCTGTAGGATATCCACTAACTGGCAAAAAGTCTAAATATGTGTGTGAAGTGCTAGCTGTGGATCCTTATTCCAAAATAGTAGAGCCCACGCGCATCATACAGGATGAGATAGAGAGGTTACAATCTTGCTACCAGCGTGGTGAAAGAGCTTTTCCAATAGCCAAGGCTTGCAAGAAAGACGAAGTTGTGTCTAAAGAGAAGTGTCGCATATTCTATGGAACCAGTACGGCAATGACCTTCATGGTGAGGAGATACTTCTTGCCAATATTGCGTGTTTTGCAGCTTTATCCTCTTGTCTCTGAATGTGCGGTTGGCATAAACAGCTTTGGTCCTGAATGGCAAGAATTGCATGACCATGTATTTAAACATGGGAAAGAAAGGTTGTTTGGTGGTGACTATGGTAAGTATGACCAGAAATTGCCATCACAGGTTCTGATAGCCACGTATAGAGTAATGATCGATTTTGCAAAGGCTTGTTCCTACTCTGCCACTGACATACAAATAATGGAGTCACTGGTGGGCGATGTTGTGTATGCCATCATAGCTTTCAATGGTGATCTCGTTGGTATAACTTCTGGATCCCATATTTCAGGCATACCTGTCACAGTTCATAGCAATGGGATAGGAGGTAGCCTTAATTTACGCTGCTTCTATCACGACACATTCAAGGACAGGAGCGCAGTTTTGAAGCCTTTTAGAGAAGTTGTGTCCCTTATGACATATGGGGATGACAATATAGGTTCGGTTGCACCCG